ACTAACAGCAACGGTAATATCACCAAAATCATGATCTTCAATTATTTGATTATCAGTTATAGAACCCATTGAAGTACTTTCCCCAACCGCAGATTTGCCGCTACCAGTTTCATTCTTTCTCCAGCCTACACCAGCATCTTCGCTTACCACATCATCTGACACGCTTCCTCGATCTAAAAAAGATGTTAAGTCAATTGATTTTTTAACCACAACATTTTTCATCTGTGTGACCATTGATTGTGGTAATCTTAAACCTCTATATGTTGCCATTCTATATTCTCCAAACTATAATATATCTTGTCGTTTTTTTAGCAAAATTAATGCTTCACAAGTATTTATCGTAATATCTGATATCAAAAATACGTATTTTAATTATCGTCTTTTATGTTAAAGTCTACCATTAACGCTTCATATATTTCATCTTCGTTTACAGAATACTCAAGTGGGTTATCGCCCCTACTTGGCTGGATTGATTTTTTTTGTCTAGAGATGGAATTAGCAGTCTTTTTAGAAAAATCATCTAAATCTAATTCATCATTTGCTGCGGTTGCTCTATATTCTGCTTCGGCATTTAATGCTTCAACATCATTATCGCCACATCCACATGACCCTTCACCACAACCACATCCAGATACAACTGGGGTAATTTCAACAGTCTTGCCTGCAAGTGTTAGCATTCTCATTAATTCTTCTGGGTGCTCAGTACTCACATTTGTTGTAGTAACGGCTTTTCCGTTATTATCAGTAACAGTTAAGTTATAATGTTTGCTCATTCTTCATCTCCTGATATAACAGATTCGCTTGATTTTTCATCTGTATCCATTTGATCCGGTGCCGTATCTTTTTTAGGATCAATACTTAGTTCATTCTCAACAGTTACTTCATCTCTTTTACTAAGAGATTTTAGGAAATTATCAATAAATCCTCTGCCGTAATTTTCGCCATTATCGGATTTGTCATCATATTCAGAATCTAGAAGTGCTTTCTTATCGTCAGTATCTTCCACTTCTTCAGTTGGTTCCCATCCTTCAGGATGAACAGCGATATGTGACATATTCATTTCTAATAGATCGGATAATTGAACTCGCAAAATATCTGCAGATATAGGATATCCAGTTTTAATTTCTATCTTTGAAACTTTGGTGTTGCTTACATCGTCAGAAAAGAACAATGGATTTTTGGTAATAGGTGTAGTTGATGTACGTGATATAGAAATCAAGTCATACTTACCTAGAAAACGTTCAATACGATTTACATCATCTTCATTCAATTCTGCTGCGAATCTCAAGGTTAAACAACATTCCCTTGTAGACTCTGTTAAATATTCTCTAAAACTTTTCATTGGTCTCTCCAATTTATACTCTTATTTATCAACATTTGAAGAATCTTTAACATTTGATATTCTTCTTAGTAATTCATTTCTATCTATGACAACTGATCCAGAACCATCAATTTCATTATCACCAGACTTTTGCTCTTGCTTCTCAATCTGATGTTCCAGTTTTGCTTTCTGCATCTGTAAATTAATCATCTTTAATTTTCTATCAACTTTGCTATCTTTTGCTTCCATCGCAGTCTTCAACATAGAGTTTGCAGTTTCCATAAGTTTTGCACCTGCATGTACTTCAACATTCATCCCTAACTGAAACAGCTCTTCAAATGCACTTAGTGCCTTAGTGTGAATTTCATCCATCTCTCTGTCATGTTGATTTAAGTCTTGGACCATCGGAAGTGCTGCATCAATCTTATCAGTTGTATCAATTGCAGAATTTAGCATAGCAGTAAGTTCAGTGGATTGTTCAATTGCAGTCTCAGGTTCAATCACACTATCCTTAGGCTCTTCTTCTGCCTGTGGTGCCAAGTTAAATGTTTCTTCTAACTTTTTTGTCATTGTATTATCCTATTTTTTCTTTTTAGGTTTACGTACTTTAGGTTTCTTGGTATTTTGGTATATGTCACCTTCATTCAAAACTCTAAACTTCATGCCTCTTTTCTTAGCCCATGATGTCGCTGCTTCCCATTTAGCATAATTTATTGCAACTTGTGCTTGGTCGCCCCTACCTTTAGCAAACTCTAGTTTTGTCTGTGATGATGGTTTTATCTCTATAAGTTCTGCATGTTTTTTACCACTTGCATCTATATATGTTATTACGAAATCTGGTACATAACCTGTTACTTTTCCTGTAAGTGGATTTTGATATGTTATTTTTACAGGTTCACTAGCCCAAGCAACAATATTTGGATTTTCATCACAAAAATTCATAAACGTATGTTCCCAACTACTTCTAAAAGTAGGGGTCTTACCGCCCGCATATTTTTGGGCATTTTTTATAGGATACTTGCCTTGATGAAATTTAGTCATTTAATAATCGCTCTTGCAACATATTTATTCGGATTTTTTTCTGACATTTTACCAGTAACATATCCATATCGCAAAGCGTTATTAATAATGAATGATCCTAGATCATTAAGTTTAAAATCAGTTGATACTTGGTCAACTAGATACGACGCATCAACTCCATATTGTTTAGCAGTTGTTAATATTTCATTTGCAAAAACTTTAGCACGTTCAACGGAAAAACCTTTTTTAACAAGTTTAGCAACAAGTATATCAATATTCATCTAATGCCTCCCGTTTTATTTCTCAAATTTAATATATTATTCTGAGTTGCAGAACGCGATTTGGAATCAAATTGTACTCCGGGAGCACGTAAATCTTTGTCTGAAAAATCTGAAGTTGGTGCTGAAAATGTTGGCGCAGTTGATACTACGGTAGTACGAGGACCAGTGGTATTATTCCCAAGTCTAGTAGATTTCAATAATGAATCTCTGATTATATCTCCGCCTACACCAAAGCGACTTTGTGAAGTTTCCAGTGCGGTTTGTATTCTGCCTATTCCAGTATTACCACCCAGTATCCCCTGTGCGATTGGAGATGTGATATTATCTAAATTAATTGATCTACCATTTAAAAAAGATGTTATCAGTTCATTTGATATCAAATTCGCTAAATCAATACCTGTGAACCTATCAGTGCCGCCATTTGCAAGTCTTGCATCTGGGAACCCAGCAACATTAGGATATAATATATCACTGGAGTATGGATTATCAGGAAATCTATTCCTACTGTTTACAGAATTTGTCATTTCACCAAAATCATTATTCTGTTTTAACGCTGACGCAGGCATTGGTATGGCGGTCGCCATCTCATCAGCAAATAATTTTTGAGCCTCTGCTATTTCTTCTGCAGTAGCATTGGGGTTTGATTTTGCATATTGTAATGTGCCGTGTAGTTTTTTAAGTCTACTTAATTGCTCTCTTGCATTAGTGTCTGATGACACTCCTAAAACCGAATTATCTTCAGCATCAATTTGTCCCAGATTTTTACCATCGGCCAATCCAGAAATCATTGATTCTAATCTTTTGTTAGTGTTAACATTAGAAATTAGTTTCATTGCATTAGTAACACTATTGCTTGGATCCAAATCTTCTAAAATAAATTCCAAACCTTGTTTCATCCAATCTGGCATAGTAACATTATTTTGAGGCGTCCCAAATATAACATTCTCAGGTTGTAATTGAAGATCAATTGTTCGCAATGATGAGTCTGAATAATCGCTGCCACTGAATGTAATATTAGTCAGAAGAGGATTTATTATTTCTATTTTTTGAATAGATGCAGTATGATTACCAGCATCTCCGATATCTATTGATCCACCAGTATCAAATGAAGAGCCGGGACCAGAATATGCAGGGGGCGCCGATGCACCAAATGAACCAAAGAAGTGATAGATAACTATTTTTTTAAAACTTCGGTAATACCCTGTATCTTCAGCATTTGATGGAAGACTACGCCCAGAGGTTCTGTCTCTAATCGTGCTATCCAAAACACTAGATTCGGTTCCAAGATTAGCATTTTTAAAAAAATTACTATATAACTCATTTGCAATTGTGAAGCCACTTCCGTCAGTCTTATCATATAGACTGACGGAAATCTCAGGAAAATTAACATAAACAGGTAAATGTACTTTTTTACCATATTTGTCAACAGATACTGTTTCAGTTGAAATAGTTATTGGCGAGACTGTTTTGGCGAATGATGACATACCAGATGATAATCCAGTTACTGTATCTATGAACTCAATAAACCACATATCTCCCATTTTTGGAGAATTTGTGATAAAATCACCAGAAAAACCAAACTTGCTGGTGGCTTGATTGCTACCCGCTAGAATGGTTCTATCTGTACGTTCATTTTGTATAGACTTATCCGCCATATTATATTACCTATTATCCAGTCAAACTTGAATCGTTAGTAAAGCCCGGTGAAGGCATCAAATCAGTGTCAGTTAAAATAGCGTTATCATACTGAAGTGTCAAGTTGATTGTAACTGCATCTGATACTGCATAATCACTTTGTGAATAATCTGTATTTGTTAGGAAACAGCCTTCTAGTTGCCACTGTTCGATTGGATTGCCATCGTTGCCGTTTAGTGTTTCGATAAGTGTTGAGAACTTATAGTTTGTTCCTGAAAGAGGACCAGTTTGATTTCTGTGGTCTAGTTGTGATTGTACTTGGCGACCAACCAGTTTAGTTAATGAGTTAGCAACATCATCACGTAATGTGATTGTAATTGGTTCCCACGTGTGCTTTCCCATCATATACATACGAGAGTTGTATGAATCTATAGGGATTGACTCGTGTGAAACTTTGGGACGAGTTACATTCATAACCTGTCTTGTAAAATCTGTTGTGTTCTCTGAAAGACCGCCAAAGCCAGCAACTTGCACTCTAAAACGATAGTTTAATTTAGGCTGTAAAATACCTGTACCTGTTGCAGCGCCGCTATCTGTTGGAACACCGAAATTTTGTAATGTTCTTGCCATAATGATATCTCCTGATATAGTTTTGCGTTATACAAGTATTTATCAGTATTTATTAAAATTAAAGTTGTAGTTAATAAAAAACCCGACATTACTGCCGGGTCTCTTAAAATTATTGTTTTTGCTACTATATTATAGTTCTTCGCCTGTATTACGAATACGTAGTGGTATATAGATAAATTCAACTGATTTGACCGGTTGAATTGCAATGTCTACCCATAATTCGTTTCTATCAATACGTGCAGGTGTATTGTTAGATTCGTCACAAACTACTAGGAAGTCATAAAGTCCTCTGTTAGTAACTAGACCACCACAGAAACGCTCAACTGCATCACGCATATTGTCACGTGTGATTTTGTCATTCTGCTCAAACAAGAAACCTCTTGATAGTTGGTCTAAACTATAACGCATGTGATTAACTAGTCTTGCTACGTTAATACGGTCAAGTGCTGATGCAAATGATTGTTGTGTCTTTTGACCATATACAACTAAACCCGTACCTGGCATATCTGCAATTGGGTTCATACGGTTTGCATACATCACATCACGTTGTCCTTCTGTAAGACGAACACGAACAAATTCATTTTCATTATTTACATAACCAACTTGTGACGCATTAGTAACAATACCACGTGTCAAACCTGCTGGCGCAAACCATGGAAAAGATACTTGGTCAGAGAAAGCAATAGTGCGTAATGCAATTGCTGATGCTGGCATAACAACTTCATTACCTGATAGATCAGTTGTTAGACCATGTGGATAATAAACACCTGCATACGCATCTGTTACTGTATTATTATCTGCCCATGCTTTAATATCTGTTGCAGTACCTTTTAGTGTCATTGGAGTATCACCGATGACAAATGCTATTTCTTTTTTGTCTTTGTTTAGACCAATCATTTCATCTGTTAGTTCCGGATAACCCGGTGCTGCAATCAAGTTGAAGTATACTGCTTCTGCGCGAATACCTTCATTTGATACTAACGCAGAACTCATTGCCTCTGATACCATGTGACGCTGTGCTGATGAACCGAATTTACCTGAACCATCAAGATTTACACCCGATGCCCATTCCCATTTACCATCTACATATTGCTTGACATTATATGTTGTATAATCCATGTTAATCATTAGAATATTTTCTGGAAGTAGTTCAGCATTTGGTGTATTTTCATGTGCATCGCGTGCATTTTCATTACCCAAAGTATCATAAGGTGCATCTGCTGAGTAGTGACCGAAAATCATACCATTTGTTGATGATTGGTCAGCATTATCTAGTTTTGCCCATTCTGCTCCGCTATAACGCCAAATTACTGGATAATTTGCTGCATCTGTATCTACCCAGATATCACCAGCTACTAGTGCAGATGTTCCATCTTTACGTGCAGTTGGGCGCATTGAACGTAATTGTAGTTCATTTGCATATATACCATCGTTATCTTCTGACCATGCATACTTTACCCATTGCTGTTCGCCGCCTACATACTCAACACGCAATAATTCCATCTTTAAATCAGCATTATACCATAGTGTGTCCGGTGCGACATCGCCTTTAGGTGCTAATGCACTTGCTTCATATGAAAGGTCTTCCCATGCTGTTGCTATAAATGTACTACCTGATGTGAAACCCATATCGGCTGCACCAGATGTGAACGATAATGTTAGCATTTTGCCATCAGTTTTTATAAGTCTAATTTTATTTGATCCGACTTTTTCAATCTTTACATTATTATTATTCAAATCTGCATTGTTTTGCATAGATGTAATAACAGTGTCTATTGATGCAGTTGTGAATGAAAAGGCTGTTACACTACCTTCAACAGATACAGTAAATTCCGAAGTTATAGATGAAGTGTCTACTATAGCGATTTCACTTTGTATTGTTGTTTCAGTTGCGCCAGTATGTCTGCGTAATTCTAGAACACCCTTCGTTTCATCACGCCTAGCATATACATCACCAACAGTTATCAATGAATTATTAATTGCAATATCATCATTGGCATATATTGAAACTTGCAATGCCTGGAATGCGCCTGATACTGAATTATAATTTGCAAGTTTAATGTCTACACCGCCGCCTTGTTTCGTTAAGCGAACATAAACGTCACTTGATATTGGATTGGATGGTGCGAAATTTGCAAATGAGAAGTTAGGCGATGCGATGTCACCTAGTAAAACCCAAGTAGTTGAAATTTTCTTCCAATATGACATTTTTATGGTTGAAGCAACAACTGCAAAGTCGCCTGCTGAACCAAATGTATTTACCGGTGCTGCATAACCAGATGCATTCATTGGTTCCACATTACCTGTGCCTGGTGCATCCATTAATACTGATGGTGCTTTTGCAACCCAATCTGTGCCATTATACTCAAATAATCCATAATCTGATGCTGTTGCTTCATGCCAATATGTGCCATTTACTAAGACGCCTGCAGGTTCTTCAGTGCTTGCTTCTAATTCTGCTAGATCGATATCTGCACGAATAACATAAGCATTGTTTGAAACACCTAGATATTGATATGCTGCTAGTAGGCCATATTCGCTTGTCTCAGAACCCTGGACTACCGAGCCGCCTACTTCATAGAACTTTGGTTCGCCGAAAGTTTCTACTAATTCACGCTGTGAAGAAACTAGATATGCAACACCAGAATTTGCTGGTATTGTTCCTGCTGCCAATGCTGTTCCTGAACCGTCTGTTTTGTTTGATGCTGTTGCTACTACAACTAGCGGTAGGGTACCCTGTGTTGCAGATACGTACTGTGATTCGTCCGTAACCATTACTGATACACCTGGGGATACTAATGTCGCCATTCTGTTTCTCCTTATAAAAACATATATTTGTTTGCTAAGAGTATTTATTAAATATACAGAAAAATGCACATTTTTGAATTAACTACATAGACAATTATTCTATAACTAGGATATATAGTTCATCAATTGTTCTAAGTTGAATTTTAGTTCGGATAAGTCGCCATTATTATCAATGGTATAATCAGCCATCCACTGTTCAAGACTCATACTATCCTTAGACTCAGGAGGTAAGTGCATACTCCGATCAACCCAAATAGCATAATCAAATACACCAGTATTTCTCATTGCAAAAAATTCACGCTTGTTTCGCAACCCACAATAGATATCGTAAGAAGCAAACATTTCTCTACCAAGTTTTGCTGCATCAGGAACATTATAATCGCAAATAGCGTTATACCATTCTTCTCGGTGACTATGCCTATCTGCGTAACATTCTTCTTCGCAAGTATACCCATACTTGTCTTTTAAATTATTATAAATGAATAGTTTTGAACAAAATTGAGAACTGCTTTCAAACGAATAACCATAATCATCACGTAAAAATTCACACACAGTATCTTTTCCGTGTCTGCCGTGACC